TACCTGCATTAGCAGGTAGAGCAGAGAGTAACATCAGAGTGGCAAGTGCGATTTTCATCAGTCTTATTCAGCGAGTTTTGCAAAGTAGGACAGAGTGTCTTCATCATCTTCTACAGGAGAAGCAGCGACTGCACTCTCACGAAAACCTGTGATATCAGCATCATTGAAACCACCAACGGGAGCGGCGAAGACTTCCTCTTCATCCTCACGAATAGCAGGAGCAGATGCAGTCGATGACTTACCAAGGACCAGATTCATACGTGCTGAAAGTTGCTCGTATGACTTGAAGTTCTTAGCATCTTCAAACTCAGCAAGAGAGTATCCTTTGTTCCAGATACTTTCCAGTTTATCATCCTCAAAGTTACCAAGAGTGCCAGGTGCAGCAAACTCGGACTTGTCGTAGTTCCAGTAACCTTCAACCTTACGAATCTTCAGTTTGAAGTCAGCACCTTTCCAGAAGTTGAAAGGATCGATAGGTGATTCGTCAGCAAATGCAGGTTGCATTGCTTCAGTCAGTTTGTCAAAGATCTTCTTACCAAACTTGTAAAGGAAGACACGACCTTCATTCTCGGGGTGAGCAGGATCGCTGACCACGTAGATGTTGCTGTAGTAGGAGAGTTTACGCTTCTGAGCACGAGCGATCTCCTTATCGCTATCGTTACCGCTGTTCCATAGAGAGCGATTGAGTTCACCCACGGGATCATCTTTGCCCAATGTGGTGAGAGAGTTCTCGATGTACCACTGCCCTGCTGGACCCTTGAATGCGTGGGACCAGATCTTTGCCCATGGCATCTCTTCGCCATCAGGAGCAGGTAGGAATCGAATGACGGCATATCCGTTACCAGACTTATCAAGTTCAGGTTTCCAGAAACGTTCGTCGGCAGAAGAACCAGCAGCAGGCTGATTCAGTTTGTCAATCTCTCGGGTGAGTTTTGCGAATGTGTCGCCACCAGAGGACGCCTTCTTAAGAGAGGCAAAAGACATGTTTGTATTCTCCGTATTGAGTGTGTGTTTGCTACTGGGTTATCGTAGCATACTATTTAGTCGCCGTCAACCTCGCGTTGTGCCGCTTCCTCAAGTGTATCCACCATGGCATCCATGCACTCAGCAAGGTCGCGATACCCAAAGGCATTTGACAAGGCATTGATCCTCGTCTTCATATCTGCTGCTTCAGCATCTTGTGATGCAGCAAGGCATAGTCTACCATAAAAAGTCTTCTGTTTGTCGATAAGAACCTTACAATCCTCAATATGGTCCAACTTTTCATTCATATTCATTCTACCTAGTTGAGAGGTCATTGATGCAAGTTCTTGATAAGTCTCAAAAATGTCCTGTAGGTTTGCCTGTACTTGTTCTGACTTAAAAAAGTTACTCATAGTTTCGTCCGTATTACTGTTAATATTTCTGCCCTGTACCTTGTGCAATCAGCTTTCACAAAAGGTTTGTACTTTATAACTTGTCTTTTAGTATCTTTCCAAATGGGATCTGTCAATACCTTATCAAATCGATCAATAAATCCTAAACAAATTTCAAATACAACAAGGGTTTCTAAGTTAATCTCTCCTGAAAAATAATGTTTTAAGAGTATAGGATGCTCCCCAGATCTTACTTCAAATAGTTTGTCAAATTTATCTTGGTAGGGAGATTCGTAATTATTAAGGAGTAAATTAACATCCTCTCTAAATTTATAAGAGAACGACTCTCGTTTTGCTTTCCAAGATTCGTAAATTTTATCTGAAAAGGATTTGATATACCCTTTAGGATTGGAAATGAAATTAGCGACAAAGTAATCTAGGATTTTAGTCCTGTCATACTTTGTCGCTAATTTCTTGAAGAAATAACGATCTAGTCTCTCTTCAAATGATTTTTCAGAGGCAGATACTTTGCCTCTGTATTTTACGTAATCGTAGGAATCTTTAGTGAAGTGTTGTTTTAGTGCAAGATACATCTGGTACACTTCAAATCCTGTCACAGCGGTAGAACTCCTTTAGATCTTTTCTTCATGTAATTTAGACGCTCTGCCTCATGACGCAAGCGTTCTTTGAGTGGTTTGGAAATTAGTTTAGGAACAGTTTCCAATTCAACCTCATTCTCTTGGCAATAAGTTACTACTGCTTCGATGTATGTGATCAAACCATTGCTCCTCTTTACCAATCGTTCAATCTCCTGAGAGAATTTTATTGGTGTGAGAAACTTTTCCCCTGCCTTATCATCGCTTTTGTTGGTCATGATAGGAGACGAATTCCTCAATATAGGACTTAAGTAGTTGTAGATAGTCATCAAGATTGTACTTCTGAAATATTTGAACAGATCCCTCTTCAGTGGCGATAAGTGTGACAATTTTCTTTACCTCTAAACCTGAGCGTTCGAGGAACATTGCTGCGTATGCAGTCTCTTGAACAAAATAGTTCTCGATGTATTCCTCTTTTTTTTCTTTAGTTGAAGTTTTAAAATCGATTACTGCCAACTCGCCATCAAACTCAGCAATGCAATCAACACGACCAGCAAGACCAAGATAGTGAGAGTATAAGAAAGTCTCTAAACAATGAATGTTATTGATTCTGTTTAGGGTAGACTTTGCCGACTGAAACATTCTAACAGATAATGGGTTATTTTCCAAGTACCTATCGATATCTAGTTGACCTTTGAAATAATCTTCAGATAATGCATGGAATGCAGTACCTCTTTGTGTTGCTCTAGCAGTAATTCGATTCGCCTCATTTTCACCAATTCTCTTACGCCATTTTGTAAAGACGTGAGCGTTCTTAAACGATGTGACAGAGGTTACACTCGGATAGTATTTATCCGCACCAGGAATAGGGTAAAACCTGGTTCCATTATGATTCACAGGTTCAACCTCAACATGATTGCTAAGGTTGACATCAATAAAATTAAACATTAAAAACCCAGATTGTACTTAGTAAGAAGGTATGATTTAACTAAACCAGAACGAACGATATCATCGATACCAAACTCAACGCAAGTAAACTCACGCATCGCTTGAAGAATACGAATGAAATCAGACACTCCGTTCTTTTCATTACTCTTAACTAAATCAGATTGAGTAATGTCACCACAGAACATAATCTTGGAGTCCTCACCGATGCGAGTGACCATAGAATCTAGTTCATGGAAGTTCAGGTTTGAGAATTCATCGACAATAACAATAGCATTGTCAAGAGTAACTCCACGGATAAAAGAAGTAGACCAGAAAGAAATAGTTTCTTGGGCTCTTAGATTATCATAGAGCATCTCAAACGAATTGTCGTCAGGCATACTGAACATGTACCTTACCATGTTCTTATATGGAATTTGATAAAGTGCCGACTTATCTTCATGATCCCCAGGAAGGAAACCAATTTCACGAGTAGGCACAAGAGACCTTACAATGTATATCTTATCATAAGGTGTGTATTCGTCAAGTACTTCTTTCAAAGCAAGATACAAAGTAATAAATGTTTTACCTGTACCAGCAGCACCATGCAGAAGAATGTTCTGCCCTTCAGCATACTGCTCAAACACAGTCTCTTGATTTGGAGTAAGAGGATTGATGTCTACCATGTAAGACTTATCAATCGGTTTCTTTCTTCTAATCTGTTTTGCGGTCATGTTAGAAACAGGATTACTAGTAGTATTCCTTTTACGTGCTCTTGGCATATCAAGTAAAGCGACTTAGGTTTGAGCGGGGATGTGCTGCCTGGACTTTGGACATTACTTCCTTAAATCCATCAGATTGTTTGGGGTTGCCGTATGTTGTACCTGCAACACCAGCGTGCCAATCCTTATCCCAATCAGGGTTATCATCACGCCATTGCTGATACTCAGCAACAGTGCAGCGAAACTCTTGTTTTTCGCCAGTGACCTTATTTAGTACATTGTATAACGGCATAATTAAAAGTAACTTAGAGTTAAAAGTAGGGTCCTAGAAGGACCACTATCATATGTAGTGTGAGTATATTCATCAGTTTCGACTTCAACTACTCTATTTTCTACCATATCAATACTCTCATGACCTTCTTCTGTAGTGACACTAGTCACTCCATCGTTAGTATCGAAGTAAAAGAAGCAAGTATACTTACCATCTAGTTCCATTGAAGGAGGAATTTGCCCTGCACTATATGCTTGGACTTTCATATGAACCCATGATTTGGCATTCAAACGACGTTTGAAAACCTGATCTAGAGTTTGAAACATATCACTAGTCGGACTATTATCAAAATAAATCCGATGAGTATAGGTTCCAGACTCTTCGTCCCAATACCATTGGCATTGAGAACTAGTGAATGTAATTTTCAATTCATCAAACAAAGGTTTGGAAAGATAGTTGTCAATTAATTCCATTAGTCAATCCTCAATGATGGTTGGATGCAGTTGCACTCGTCAAGATGCTCAGGGCATCCACAATCACCCTCAGAGCACCACTCAAGCGCCTGTGAGATGACTGGAAACTGACAGATGAAATGCTGTTGAGCAGCAAGTGCAATGTCTTGGTGCTCCTTCTGAGTGCCATTAGCAGACCTCAGTTGGATATAATGAATCCAATTTCTGAGATTGCCGCTCATGTACATTTTGGTTGGTACGCATAAAGGAAGCACATTTCTGGCACATTCCTTTGCAATATTAGCATCAAGCATATCTTGATATAGTTGCATTCCTTCTTTGAAGTGATGCTGCATCAAGATTTCAAACTTCTGCTTGGTAAACGGGTCAACATCATCGATAGAATTCTGACGATTCTTGGTGTCCTGACTGCGGAGTGCTGGTAGGGGGATCGTCTCTGCGAGTAAGGAAGAATCAGCATAGCGTTGTGAAAATTCTTGAAATGTAAAACTTCTATGACGCAAGACCTGAGCTGCGATTGCTCTGGTAGTGTTAATCTCTAAAGTCATTGATGCTTGCTCAAACACAGACCAATGCCCATGCTTGATACAATACTTTAGTAGTCCTGAAACTTTCGGATTCTCCTGATTTGCTGGATTACTTACACGAGCAATGTATCCAATTGTTTTCTCTGCCTCAGGAGTAACAGAGATTAAACATACTTTAGTCATTCTTTATCAAAAATAATACGAGCGAGGAACCAGAGACCAAATGCCTTAAGGTAACCTATTGTAGCAAGACCAAATAGACCTGGCATTAATAGATTCCATAGTACCATAAGTGCCAGAGGTTTAGCAAGAGTCCAGACTAACCCAGTCACTGCTGCTACTGCTTCCTCTTTTTTCTGCTGCTCTATTTGACTTTCTTCTGCTTCGGCATCCTTAGTTTCCTCGGTCGCACGTTTATCGAAGTAGATAGTCATTTTGTTTTCTTCTCTTTTGCGTTCGGATCTACCCATAGTCTAGGATTAATTCTGCCTTCAGTTTGTGTCATGTTTATGAAATCACTACGATAGTTATCGTAATAATGATCAAAGATGTCTACCTGTTTTGATGACGACACTATATCAAACTTAGTAATCCCATCTTGTAGATATTCAACTAAGTAGGTAGTGTAGGGTAATGACCTATCTGCAGAAGCAGATGGATCACAATCCTGTAGGATCATTTTCATTAAGATCGTCCTCCCCATTCAATAGATGGGAATGCTTCTGATACTACTGCCTTGGTGATACGCTTATACTTGTCGTTCATTCTACCATCTTTGATTAGTACTAGAAGTTCTGCTTCTTCTTCAGACAGACCTTCTAAAAGTTGAACAAACATTGTTTCTCTTTTTAGTCCTGGCAGTTTAGCACCTCCTTTGAAAAAACGATACAGACCACGATACTCAGACTCAAGTCGAGTATGGTCTGTACCTGGTGGTGCGTCATTAGGAGTGTATGGAACATCTCCTTCGGGCAATTCACAGACTACACTATCATCGAAATTGATAATCATCAACTGGCGAAGTGCATTAGTATTGTATTTGCGAAGTAGAGAAACTTTCTCTTGCTTCGTTTTCGCGTTGGAGACTTTTCTCAAAATCTCACTAATAAGCAACCTAGAGTTGCTGTTGTCAATAGATCGTGTAGGCATAATTAACTCCTGTAATCAGTCTTCGTCATCCTCAGTTTCAAAAGTCCAAAAAGGATTTTCTGTTCTGAGGTAAATAAGTTCATCTTGTATCATATTACCATCTGCATCAAACATTTCTGGATGTGTAACAGATTTAGCATATGCTGCGTTTTCAATAAAGTCTTCGACGTATCCTTTCGCCAACCAAGAAACAGATATTCCTAGGATAAACGCTCCGATAACAACCAAGACTACTAGTGCTACTAACATGGTTCCCCCGTATAAGGTTTAAAATAATCTGGAACCGAACCTCCTATGTTAAGAACTCTTAGATATTTAGTACTCAAATTAGTTTGTTTTCTCTCAGATATTGTACGGATTCTGTACACCCACCAAGTTTTCTGCCGTCCATCAGGACTTGAGGAAATGTGGAACCTTTTCCAAACTCAGCATAGAATTGATCTCGGTTAAAATGATTCCCAAGCACTGCTTCCTTATATTGAAATCCTTTAGCACTCAAAATAGATTTTATTTTTGTGCAGTAGGGACATCCAGGACGACTATAGATTGTGAATTTCATAATACCTCGTTATTAGAATAAAAAAGGGACTCCTAAGAGTCCCATGGGTTGTTCCGACTTTTGTAGAGACCGCACGAAAGGTCTCCACATTATTTAGTAGATCAGAAGGAATACTTCAGACCCAACTTGGTTCCATAACCGCGATCGATGTTGTCATCGCCACTGCCAACGAATGAGACTTCACCATAAGCACCCAGTGCTTCGGTCAGACTCAGACCAACGCCTGCCTTGCCAGAAGGAACGGTGTCGCTCTCACCGCCATCGGGGGAGACAACAGTAGCGCCGCCCTGGACATAGTACGAACCACTCTCACCGAGTGCGCCTTCGTAACCTACATGCAGGTCAGTCGCGGTTCCGTTGTAGCTGGATCCTGTGAATCCTGAGTTTGCTTCGACGTTAACGTAGGGGCCAGCAAAAGCGGCACCAGCAGATACAGACAGAGCAGCGGTTGCTGCGAATACAGATTTAATCATTGAAAATTTACCTTTAAGTATGACTCGTGGAGTTGAACCCACGGATGGAAGAGAGATCGACGTGTCTCTCGTTGGATTAAGTATAACACGTTTTGCCAGGTTTGGCAAGTGTTTCGGTTTGTAACGAGTATGTCGTTACGTCGTTTATTTATAAAAGTTATGAGGTTTCCTTTTTGAAGAGTTTTCTACACTTCTTTACTTCTTTGAGTTCATCCTTGATCATTTGATAAGCATCTTCAGGAGTGATACGTCTTGACATTTCCATGGCAATAGTGTATTCAACTCTTGTTCCGAAGTGTTTAAGTGCTTCTTCAAATGAGTTTAGTTCCTCATACATTGTTGTGTCTTTCCTGGCGTTTAAGATCGTTTAGTTTTTCTCTAGACTCAATCAATTTCCTAGCGACCTCCAGACGTTCTTGATCGTATTGATTAGGATCAATGTCTATATCAATAATATCTGCAGGATCTACAATAGATTCAAACTCTGCATCAGAATCTCCAAGAATCTTCCTTAGTTCCTCTGGTAGATCTTCATTTTTAATTTTTGGTAGTTCCATATTAAGAGGATGAGGATGTGTAGGGTTGAATATCTAATCTATAACCCGCACCGATTCTAGTATGCCAGAAGAGATTTCCTCTACCATCTGTACTACGATCTCGGGATGTTCCAACAACTACTTCTTGTGTAGTAATAGAACCTATAGTTAGTGTTGCTTTGACTCCAAGAGAGTCTTTGAATCCTAATTGTTGATTGCCGTTTTGTCTTACAAATCCATTTGGATTCCTGAGAATTGCAGCGGGGTAGACTTGTCCACCTTGTACACTAATTGTAGCACTTTGGGTTCCACTTTCAGCAGCAGTTTGTGTGAAAGTTTTACCAAGAACTGAGTATACACCCATAGCATTATCAGAGTTTAATGCAGTTGTTGTAGTGTTGTTAGAGATACTTTTGATTTTAAGAGTAGCATTACAATCACTACCATCTTTATCTCTAAAGCAAACTCTACTTGCATTGCCTTCTATTCTATACCCACCTGTTTGATGTGTCAAGGTGGCAGCATAAGTCTTGCCTGCTTCTACGTTTATTGTGAGTTCTCCAGATCCTTCTTCTACACCCAGAGATTGAGTGAAGTAATAATTATTTTCTACACCGACGACAATATGATCAATTGCTTTGCCTGAAGTACTTGGATTATCATCCCACTTAAATTTAACCCTAATGTTTCCTACACTATTGACAACTAAGTCGCCACTCGAATTAAATTCTGCATCACCACTTTCAATACTCAATCTAGCATTGGTATCAAATCCATTAGTAGGATTATCATCAAATTTTAATTCTTTATTGTTATTGTCTCTGACAATACTCCCAGTGTTTCCAACAATGACTGTTTTATAAGTGCCTGGTTGAGCGTTGTTCAGAGTTTTTGTTTCCTCACCCTTTTCACTATTAGTCTGAACAAATCCAATGCCACCAATAGACCAAGTACCCAATGCTTGCCCAGAATCACTAGGGTTGTCGTCCCATTCAAATCTTAATGTAACTGAACCAGTTCCACTACCACCAACAACTAAACCAGTACCATTATTAAACTGAGCATTAATATTTGATTCTGCAACTTCAGATTGATTATCCTCATTCCAAGCAAACGTCAAGGGTAGTTCACCAGCACCTTCTCCATCAACTTGAATGAAACCATTGTTTTTAAATTTAGCAGTAAGTCCTGTTGCTGCTGATGGAAAAGATAACTTCCATGCAAGTCCTCCAGGATTATTTTCCCATGGCCATCCATTGTCTACATTCTCACAGGTCCCTTCCAATATATGACTGCCCTTAGCAAGATTAATTGTTTGTGATTGGACTGATGCAAATCCAGCAAACGTTGCAATATTAGTACCATTTAATGCCAGAGTTCCATTATTATCCACTGCATATTCGAGTAGATAATCTCCTGTAAATGGTACGTTTAAAGTCCAAGCAGTGCTGTGTACCACATCTACCAATGTCTGATCAGATGATGGATATACTGAATAACTATTCATCAAATCACTCCAGGCAGGATGAGGACCAGAAGGAACCCAGTCAATACTACCCGCTTGGAAACATTTACTACCTCTACAGATTTTGATAAACCATCCACCAGGGTTCTTATCCCAACTATATGCAAGACCATATGGGTTCCCGTCGCCATCTACTTGATTAATACCACCATTGAATACATCCACAACCATTTTTAATTGTGTTCCACCAGTTAGAGTTCTAGTTGCTGTGTATGGTGTGTTGTAACTTCCTGTCCTGAATATACCACCAGTCTGCGTATCTAAGATCACATCAGTATCATTTAGAGTAATTGTCATTATATCATCAGAACCCATCCTGAACGCATACTGACCTGTGGTGGGGATGTCGATCATATAGGTAACAGTCTGAGTTTGTAATGGAAGAGTACAAACTGCAGGGTTAACCCAGACTGAATATGCATTGCCTTCATCAGACCATGCACTGGTATTCACCGCAGTTGTTTGTGAAGTAACCTGTCCGAATGTAAACTCAGCATTACAATCGTCATCATCCAAATCTTTAAAACAAAGTCTTTTACCATTATCTTTAACTGAAAATCCTCCATATCCAGATCCAGGTGAAATGCTTATAGGAGTAACACCAGTACCAAGAACCAATGTTCTAGTGGTATTTCCTTTTTCTTTCCCAGAAGTTTGTGTCCATACCTGACCACCTATACTGATACTTCCTAGTGCCTGTCCATAAGTATTAGGATTATCGTCCCATTCAAGCGTTAGGTTGACGTTAGAAGTACCTGTGCCAGTACCAACTACATTACCATTACTATCAAAACTAAATTCAACAGAAGATTGTTCATAATCAAACCGCTGCGATGCTTGAACAGGAAATGTCGGAGGACTGGAGTTGTTATAATAATACTTTATTACTGGAGTTCCATCTGGTCCGATCATATATTCAGGAATGATATTGATATCAGGATCAAATGAAGAGCATGTAATTGCTGTTAGTTCAGGAATAAAAAGATCAGGATCGTATGGAAACAGATCTACAACGTCTTGAATTCTATCAATTAGATCTTGATCTACTGGATAATCAATATTATACTCATCAATACAATCATAATACTCTTTCGTTCCATCTTCTAAGGTTCTTACCTTACATTTTCTACCGATAAGATATGGGAGTGGAGGATCGAACTCCTTAATGATCTCAGGAAACTCTGGTTTGTATGGTATAGTCTCTTCTCTATCGTCACCATCTTCAGGTTGTCTCCTAGGACGCCCGTCACGAATTAACTCGTCATCTGAAGGTTGAATATCACAGACGGGTCCAAATATTCCTCTAGGGTAAAACTTAGACATTAAAAAAGAGGGTCATTACACCCTCTATTTATTTTGTATACGATCAACCTTTTTGAGTGATTTTTTGGCGGGGATTTTTTCCCACCTTTTAGGAAATCAAAAGGTGATTTTGGAACGAGGTCAACGCCATTGTGTGCCAGGGTGAGGTTGGAATCCTCCTCTTGGCATTGGGATGGGGCGCAGTCCCTTCTGGCAGAGATTACATTTCTTTGGAGGTCTCGGTTGACATAAGTTACACTTCCTTGGTCTTCTCAAAGAAGCACCAGGAGTGCTCCCAGGTCGGTTACGTTTTGCTTCAACTGGCGAGCTTCCAATGATGCTAACAAGAGAAAGC